GCGGCGGCGGCGGTGGTGGCATCCTAAGCACATTGTTTGATGTGGGCATGAGCTTGTTTGGATTTGCCAATGGTGGTGTTATCCCCAACAACAAGCCTGTGATAGTAGGCGAACGCGGCCCTGAATTGCTATTTGGAGCAGGCGGTATGGGTGTTAGAAGCAATGAAGATTCATTCGGTGGTGGTTCAACAGTTGTCACATACAATATCAATGCAGTAGATGCATTAAGTTTCAAACAAATGATTGCGGCAGATCCAACATTCTTGTACGCAGTAACACAGCAGGGTGCCAAGGGCATGCCGGTTAGGAGATAAAAATGTCATTTCAATGGATATTCGACAATGCTGAAACACTCAGCATTAACAGAAAGAAGATGGTAGCACAAACAACTGCTCGTGATGGCAGCATCCGTACTGTTAGTCGCGGCACAATGCCAAAAAGGTTTACTGTAAAAGTACCCGATGGCCTACGCTGGACTGATATTAGGAGCCTTATTGCTGCCTCTGAGGCCTTGGACAAAGTAACAACTGCCACAGTCACAATAGGCACTGCGGCTACTGCTTCCTTTGGATGGTACTATGGTTCAACTGTTGTGCCCACAGTAGCAGATACTTACACAGTTCGTTGTGTGGAGTTTCCTGAGTGGACATTGTTTGCCCGTGACCAAGTCAGTTGGAGTGGCCCATTTGTATTTGTTGAGGTAATCAGCTAATGCCAATCCTAAATGAATACCGTGCAATTGAAAGCCATTTACTCATACGCATAACTATTCCTGAGTACAAGGCCACTGCCAGCAGTACACCTGTGAGCACTATCTTAACATTTAGTGATGCGGCATTTGGAGAAGGTATTGTTTATGATGGATTAACTTATTTGGGGTTAGGTACACTATTGAATGTGACCAGCACCACAAGTGAGCTCCGCCCTAGCTCCAGTGAACTAACTATTACTATCAGTGGTGTACCTAATTCAAGTATTAGTGAAATTGTTAATAGCAAAATTAAAGGCTGTGCAGTAGCCATATTCCGTGCTTTGTATGATCCTAACAATGGCGGAGATGCATTAAACATCAATGGCGGCAATGTGCTGGCACGATACAGGGGCTTTGTCAACAACTATACCTTAACAGAAGAATATGATGTGGTCAGCAGAAGCAGTAAAAATGCCTTGCTGTTAATTTGTAAAAGTAGTATTGATGTTCTACAAAATAAAATGGCAGGCCGCTTGACTAATCCAACCAGCAACAAAAGGTTTTTTCCTTATGACTTAAGCATGGACCGTGTGCCTGCATTACAAAATACTAGTTTTAACTTTGGAGTACCCAAATGAGTTCATTCCTTGATGACTTGGTAGACATAGGCTCCAGCATATTTGGAGGCGAAGGTCTGGGTGCTAGCTTGGCTCGTACTGCCTTGGCAGGTTATGCACTTAGTGAAATTACCAACAGCCTAAAACCTGAGGATGCCAAAGATGCTGCCAAAGATCCTACCAATGCTGCCGCAGTGGACAAAGGTGTACGCCAGCAAGTGGATGCCTCAACTGACAACACAGTACCTGTGGTGTATGGCAAAGCATTTACTGGCGGCAGAATATTTGATGCCTACATGACTCCGGATGCCACTACCATGTACTTTGCATTGGCCATTAGTGAAGTAACTAGAACAACAACCCTTAACGGAGAACAGCTAGGCCGTGTTAAGTTTGAAGCAGTCTATTGGAACAACAGCCGTGTGGTATTTGACATAGACCATACCACAGTCTTAAGCCTATATGATGAATCCAGTGGCAGCACTGTGGACTTGGGTGGCATGGCGGATGCCAGCGGCGGCCTAATTAAAATTTATTTGTACAATGATGGCAGTCGTTATTCAACTATAACAACAGATCGCTGGAGTCCGGGTAGTCCTTATCCAAGCGGACAAGCATGGGCATTTAATGTTATGCCCAATTGGACTCCAACACATACCGCTGACAACTTGGTATTTGCCATAGTTAAAGTTGTTTATAACAAAGATAAAAATGTCACAGGGCTTGGCGACTTAAAGTTTCATGTTAATAATCCATTGAACAATCCTGGAGATGTGCTAATAGATTACATGACCAATACCCGTTATGGTGCTGGCATTACATATGAGGACATATTCAATGCCTAGTAGTTTTTCAGAATTAAACACTTATAGCGATACAGTATTAACTTTTACTGACCTGCGTACTGCTAAGGTTGTATTCGATCGTGCAACTCCAACGGCACAAGTTGCCAGTTATGTCACGGCTGGTACTTGGGATGTACCCATAGGCATTAACATAACAGAGATTATACTACCTGATACTGAACAAGTTTATTTTCAAGTTAATGTTAGTAATGTTACAGGTGCTACTGTTAGTTGGCCTAGTTTGCCTGCAGGCTATAGTGTAACAACTATTGGTGCTGGTGTTTACCGAGTTAGCAATATACAAAGCCGTGCTGACTGGGACTTGATCAAGTTGGCTCGCGTGACCATGCCAGCTGGATACAAAGCTAATTTTAATGCTACTGCTTTTATAGGATATGAAACAAGCCTGACTAAATCTTGGACTATCGCAGTGCAAGCAACTAGCCGTGCATTACTAACAAGTAGTACCAGCATATATGCCAATGGCGGTTATATTGTTGATAATTCATTGTACCAAAATCAATTAAGTAGATTTACTCTGGCTGCAACTGCTACTAAAGTTAAGAGGACAACTGCGGCACTGACTAGTACATCAACAATAACAAGAGCTAGAGGCGGATTCCAAAAGTTATTCCAATCAGCAGTTACTGCCAGATTTACTATGGCCACAGTTGCTATTAAGCCTAAAGTAGCAATAAGTGCAGTCACTGCAAGCTCCATAATGGTTACTATTGCAGATAAGATTACCTATGTAACTAATATTACACAAGCTAGAAGCTATAGGTCTAACCAAGGACAGCCAGTGTTTGCTAGTAGTGTTCCATACATTACAGATACAACAACTTATCCGTCGGATATTTATTATGTTACTATGATTCCTAGTAATGGATCATTCGGTGAGCTAAGTTATGATACCGCAGGGACATTTACTTACTCGGGTACAGGTGCAGATGTTAATGCTTACTTGAATCAAATATATTTTTATCCAACAACAAATTTTTCTTCAAATACAAGTTTCATCTTCCGTATTAGAAATGCAGGATCAGCATCAGGTTCAACTGGTTGGACCCAATTAAGTTTCACCATTGCTATGAACTATGCAGGTGCCGCAACAGATACATACTTGACTTTTGGTGTAGGAACTACAAACTGGACTCCGACCTACAGCCAAAAGAAATACCATAATTCTATGGAATTCTTATTAGTTGGTGGAGGTGGAGGTGGAGGTGGCTACTATAGTTCACCAGCTTATGCTAGTGGTGGAGGTGGTGCCGCTGGAGAAGTTGTTTACCTAAGTAATACAATTTTTGGACTCCCATTTTATACCCTAACCGTTGGAGCTCGAGGATTGTTTTCCAGGTCTACATCTACTAGGTCAGGATCGAATGGAGGCCTAAGTTCTTTTAATGGATATACTGCCACTGGTGGTGGTGCTGGTACTGCCACTGAAGGCGGCAGTAATGGAACATACAGTGGTGGGGCAAGCATTCCACCGCAATATTCTGGTGGTGGTGCTGGTAGTGCAGAAGGGGCACAACGAACTCCGCAGAGTGGAACTAGTCCTTATGATTTATTTGGTACAGGCGGTGATGGAACTATAAATGCTATTACAGGAACATCATTATATTATGCCGCAGGTGGCGGTGGCGGTGGTAGCGGCAGTAACGGAACTGGTAATGGAGTATTCCCTACACCAGGCTGTGGCGGACGGGGCGGTTTCAGTTATACATTCCCGGGAGATAGTGGTCCTAGCGTAGCACCTCCAACAGATGGCCAGCATGGAACTTTAATAGTTAGATTATTATAAGGATTAACAGATGTCAACAATACCAGCATTCAAAATTAATGGTGTCATTGATACCAGCAAGTCAGTACTCAGCAACATAGATGTATTGTGCAGAGCCAGTGGCTGTTGGCTGACCTATGACTCAACTACTGCCCTATGGAGTGTGATCATCAACCGTGCTGGGTCAAGCGTAAAGTCATTTACTGATGCCAATATAATTGGATCAATCAGTGTTACTGGTAGTGGCATTGACAGCATGTACAACAGTGTGGAAGTAACTTATCCCAACCAAGACTTGTTAAACAACCGTGACAGTGTGAATTTTACTATTGCAACCGCAGATAGATTTCCTAATGAACTGGACAAGAAACTGACCATCAGCTTGGATTGTATCAACAATGAAATACAAGCGGCTTACATTGGCATCATTGAACTGAATCAAAATCGCATAGATAAGATTATCCAATTCAAAACTGACTATTCAGTGCTGGGCCTCAAAGCAGGTGATTTGATTGATGTTACCAGCACTATGTATGGATACACCAGTAAGGTATTTCGTATCACCAAGATAGCCGAAGAAGATGCGGATGATGGTACTATCCAACTCAGCATCACTGCATTAGAATATGATGCGGCAGTATATGACCAAGGTAGTTTAGTCTATACCGCTAGAACCACT